TGAAGACATCCTTAAAAAGGGTGCCGAAGTCAGTAGAATAGTTTCCTCAGTAGAACAAATTGTATCTAAAAGCAAAACCTTAGCACAAAATGTAAAAGAAACCAATAAGGCCGCACAGGAAGCTTTTCTGAATTTTAGTAATGCTGTGTTTAAGCCAACACAGATGCAAACTTTCTTAGCAAGCACTACTAAAGAAGTGGTAGCGCTTAAAGAAGCATTTCAGGATAGTTTAGCAGCTCCAGTAGAATTTCAAAATGTGCTAGATAAAGTTACTAAACTTGAATATTTCTCGCCTGAGGTAGCCAGTCAGCTATCTAGCATAGCTACTCAGTTTAATCAAATAAACGAGCCTATTACTAAGCAGCGCCAAGAAATAGAGAGAATTACAAAAGAGATAGAACGTGTTAAAAATCTAAAAGGTCTTGGCGACTATTCTAAAAATCGCGCAGAATTTTTAAGACTGTCAGCAATGCTACCAGGCATGGAAAAAGCTTTGAATGATATGATTCTCAAGGCCCAGCCCGAGTTTAAGAAACTAGGTACTTTGGCTGCTGAGCAAATGGGCAAAGAAATATTAGCCAGAGTTGATTATGTTCTAAAAGAAACCCAACTAAGACTACAACAGATTAATAACCAAGCCAAGCAAGCAACTCTAGCAGCACTACCTGCTGAAACTGAAACTACAATTCGTGAACGCACTAGGTTACAGCTGGAAGCAATTAATATTGAAACTTCGCTACGCAATGTTCAGCAAAATCTAATTACTTCTGTTGACTTATTGCGCGTACAAATGGAGATACGTGCTGCAGAAGAAGAACGTAAACGAATAGAGGGTGGTAGATTCGCCACAGAAGAGGCTAGACAAACGGCTCTTACAACGTTTGACACACAAACTCTCAATCCTCTCAAGGCTAAGGCTAAAGCTATGGGTTCCGGCGACGTTGAGGGCATGAAGTCCCTATTAACACAGTTTCCGGATTTACAGTCTATTATTCAAGCAAGGCAAAGCGTAATTGTATCAAATGCAGAAGCAAATGCTAAACGTGCTGACGTTATTCTGCAAGGCAGATTAAAGCAGATTGATAAACAAACTGAAAATTCCGTAGCTGATATAAATCAAAAAATCAAAATTCTAGAGGAACAAGGTAAGGCATTTGATCCAGATACCGTAGGAGCAAAAGAAGCAGCGGTTGCACGAGAACAACAGATAAAAGATTATAAAACTATGATCGACAATCTAAAAAGTGCGGCCTTAATGCAAAAAACTACCGCAGTTGATTTATTAGGTGCAGGTGTAAAGCCAGAGGTACTTCAATCTGTTCGCGAACAACTACAGTTAGACAAAGCACGACTAGAGACCACTAGTGCAATAACTAATAAAAATGAGCAAGAGAAACTAATTATTGAAGCACAAGTTGCAGCATTTGAGTCTTTGATTCAAAAATACAATATAGCTGGAGCAGTTAATGCAGCAGCTCAAGAGAACAGCTTCAATGCTCGTAAGCAAGAAATAGATTATCAAAAAGAGCAGCTAAATATCGCTCAGCAAAATGGTGCTGTAAATCAAGACGACTTTAATCAGCGTACTAGATTACTTGCACTACGTGACGCTGAACTGGAGCGTGATCGTGCAATTTATGCCCAAGGTCAAAGAAATGCAGAAGAAACCCTGCAGTGGAGACTAAAGGTTGCACAGGCCGGTAATGTAATTACCGAAAATCTACAACTAGAAATTGACGGAATCAAAGAGCGTAATGTTACAGCTTTAACCGGAATAGCTAATCAATATAATGCTACTAGAGGGCTAATAGATTTAAACTACGAAAATAATACTAGCCAAATGGATATGGCTAGAAAAATTGGTGCAGTATTTGAAGGTGTTACCGATAAGATGACGGACGCTTTCATGAAATTTGCCGAAACTGGTAAGTTAAGTTTTAAAGACTTAGCTAATTCAGTAATCTCAGATATTGCCAGAATTATAATAAGAATGCAAATTCTTAATATGATGGAGAGTATGTTTGGTAAGGGATTTGCTAGTAGTGGCGGTAACTGGTTAACTGATGCTATTTACTCTGCAGCCGGTTCTATGATGGGTAAGAGTAATAACTTTGTACCGAGTAATGGTGAAGGTAGCATGATGGTACTTCGTGGTGAACGACGTGCTAAAGGTGCAGCCTACACTGGTACAGGAATAGAGATGTACGCTAAGGGTGGAATGTTTACCAATAGTGTAGTAGCAGAGCCGACCATGTTTAAGTTTGCCAAGGGTGTTGGTATGATGGGCGAATCAGGCCCAGAGGCCATTATGCCCCTGCGCAGAGATAGTGATGGAAACCTGGGTGTTATAGCACAGCCACAGCAGCAAGGCAAAGTAGAAGTGGTAGTTAACAACTTTAGTGGTGAAAAAGCTGAAACTCGTGAAACAGTTGACAGCCGTGGTAATCGCAAGATTGAGGTAGTTGTAGGCGAAATGGTAGCTAGCGAAATGGGTAGAAAGAATAGCCCACTTCAACAGTCTATGATGAGTAATTTCGTAACTAGACCCGCAACCGTAAGGAGATAATATGTATGGCAATATCAAGCTGGCCTAGTAGCAATAACTTTCCACAAGTACCACAAAAAGGATTTACTGAGTCAGTAGGGATCAATATTATAAGATCCTCTACTGACGCAGGTCCTGCTAAACAGCGAGTACGTGGGCGTAGACCAAGTACTATGCAATTAAGTTTTATAATGACAGATCAGCACGCTGAAATGTTAGAAACTTTTGTTAAAGATACTATTCGTGGCACTAAGCGATTTAACTTTTTACACCCTCGTACTAAAAGTACTGTGGAAGTCAGAATCGTTCCGCAAGGTGACGGCGAGTTCTTTCAGCTGCAATACTTAGCACCAGGATACTGGCAAACACAAATAAATTTTGAAATACTACCATGAGCAGATTAGTTACACTTAGTCCACAAGCTATCAAAGCAATGTTCTCTACGGAAACAGATGAACAGCTTATTACTTTATTAACAATACAAAACCCAGCAAATCCAAGTGCACCAGTTAGACTGGCGGATGGCTTTGTTGGGCGACTTGCTAATTTAACTACAGATGAAGATGTTGTGTACGGTGTAACTAGTCGTGGTAATGATTATCTTTTTCTACCGCTAGAGATAAGTTTGCCTAGTGAAGAAGAATCCGGAGTTGGAAGATGCAGTTTAACTTTAAACTATGTTACAAAAGAAGGTATTCAACTAGTTCGTACACAACTAACCAATCCAACGCAAGTAACATTAGAACTAATATTAGCAAGTGCCCCTAATACTGTAGAAGCCAGCTTTCCGGGGTTTTATATTACATCTGCAACTTATAATGCAGAAAGTATTAGCTTGCAGCTAGAAATGATAGATTTTGGCAGAGAACCTTTTCCTTGCTATAATTTTACACCCAATTACTTTCCAGGGTTATTCTGATGAATATAGATAAGTATATTGGTTTACCATACCAGGAAAATGGTAGAGACTGGAACGGCGTTGACTGCTGGGGATTGGCTCGTCTGTACTATAAGCACGAGCTAAATATAGACTTACCCGACTATAGCGACCTATACAATGGTAGCTGGGATAAACAACTCAGCGCCATTATTAATCAATATAAAGATGGTTGGGAATTAGTAGATACACCAAATTTAGGCGATTTGTGTGTTTTTAATATTTATGGTGAACCAGCTCACGTAGGCATCTATGTGGGTAACAATAGTTTTTTACATAGCAGAGACGGATTAGACAGTGTTATAGAATCACTAAATAGCACTCAGTGGTCTAAACGTATTGAGGGATTTTATAAATACACTACTAATTTAGTACAAGTTACTGGAGCTCCTCATCCCCTAAAAGTTGCCGCTATTACTGACTGGGTTCAGCCAGGTAGTACACTGCAAACTGCTATAGATAGTTTGCATGAAAAGTATAAAATTGGCAGAAATATTAGTAGTAGAATTATTATACTTGTAGATGGTATTATTGTACCAAAAGAACAGTGGTCAACTACCACGCTACAAGATGGACAACAAGTAGCCTATAGAGTAGTTGCACAAGGTAGAAATGCAACTAGACTTATTCTAACTCTTGCAGTTTTATACGTTTCAATCCAGGTAGGAGACTTTGTAGGTGGATTAGAGGCAGTACAGGCACTTGGACCAACAGCTGCAAAATTTGTTACAACTGTTGCTATGGCTGCCACTTTTCAAGCAGGTTCAGCTTTAGTTAATGCTATTGCACCAGTTAGAATGCCTGGAACGGAAGATCCAGGTCAGCCCAATCAACTCAATCTATTTAATGGCAGTAGTAATCAAGCCAGTAGATTTGGAGCTATACCAATAGTACTTGGAAAAGTACGATACACTGGGCTATTGGGAGCTACTCCCTATACTACTACACTAACAGATACCAATATTCTTAATCTATTAATTATTTGGGGATTTGGGCCACTACAAGTAGACGATATTTGCGTTGGTGCAACTAACTTAGAAGCAGCTTTCTATGATGCTGATACAAGTAAAGGGTTACCAAGACCATATACTCTTATAGGCGAATTTGCAGAGGATACAACACAAACCGAATTATTTAATAAGCGCTATCCAGAAGATGTAGAGCAAGTATTTGCACAACAAGGTGAGTTAGTAAATAATGCTCAAGAAGGTACTAATGTTTGGCGAGAAGCTACATTCTTGCAAACAGCAACTGGAATAGATATTGTACTTACCTTTCCCGAAGGTATGCGAAAGATAAAAACTAGTGGAGATGGTGCTGGGCGTGTGGAAGAAACCACAGCTACTGTAGAAATACAAGTAGCAAAAGTTGGTGAAGAATTTGGTTCTACGCCAAGATACCAAGCGGGCGGTACCGATAGTGATCCTACTACATTTAATTCTGTACAAGCATATTCTAAAACTTTAACTGGCCCAAGTATTGCCGGTTCAGAGTCTATGGCTAGTATGCAGCTTTATAAGTGGTATATAATTTGTCTAACTCCGCAAAATGAGATAATAGAAATTCCAGGTTACCCAACTGAAGATAGAAATGCTGAGCCATCAACCACTCTTCGAACCCTATTTGAAGATAGTAGTCTAGCAAGTGTAGTAGGTATTACTCAAAATGTTAAGCGGTTACCAGACGTACCGACTGACTATGTAAAACTATACACTATATGTCTACAGGGCGGAGTAGGTATCGTAGAGACGATTAACCATTTAGCCGGATTAGGCGGTCAAGGCTATAGCGGATTTACGCTTACCACTACACCTAAAATGGTTGGCACACCAGGATACGATGAGCAAGCAACCGGAGATGTTTTAGTACAAATAAGTGGTGGAACTTATTACCCACAAGCTATTCCAGCTAATGGAGTAATGACCACAGATACTCATTTTGCTACTAGGGTAAGTCCTCTTACTCAAGACGGTAGCGGCATAGCAGCTGTTGCTCAAAATATGGTATATAAGGGATGGGCCCCATTCCTAAAAGAAAATGGCGTATGGCTACCAGGAAATCCCAACAGTGTAGATTTACGTGGATCTTTTACTCTAAGTGATGCTGCCGATTGCTATTTTGAAGCATCTGTTGATGATGAGGCTCAGATTTATATTGATGGTGCCAAGGTGTTTGACCTGCCAAAGAAAAGTTGGGCAATTAGTGCAACAGGCAGATTGAGACTACAAGCAGGCACTCATCTAGTTAGAATAGTTGCTGTTAATAGTGAGCAAGGTAATTGCGCAGTGGCTTTCAAAGTTACTAGTAAAAAGGGCAGTAGTGATGCACCTCTAAAGGCATTAGGCACTATTATAACTTTTGGTACTAATGATATTTATACCAAGCGCAAAGATCCTTTTAATCATGTACACTCATTGCGCGGCCTAGAGCAAGCAGTATATAAAGTACGAGTTAGAAGGCTAGACAACGACGACCCTGAAGATCAAACTGATTATAGAAAGTATCACAAAGTAGCACTACTAAATTGTACTTCATACGGCAAGCGCACACCTCTACAAAAATTGCCTAGAGGTAATTTGGCAAGAACAGTTATACAAGTACAGAGCAGTAACAAAGTTAATGGTAATGTAGATGGTGTTAATGCACTGGTACAAACACAAGCCTATGACTGGAATAATACTTTAGGAAAGTGGGAGGCCTTTAAGTCTACTAACAATCCTGCCAGTCTATTCCTGTATATACTAACACATCCAGCAAATGCATTTAGAGTAGCAAAGCTGGAAAGTAATACTTTTCTTACAGATGTGGCTCAAAAAGTTGATTTACAAAAACTCCAAGAGTGGCATAATTTTTGTAATACAGCAAACACAGCAACTGGCAGACCAAAACTAACCTACAATGACGTACTTACTAGTACCACTAGTGTAATGGACGCAATAAGGGATGTTTGCGCGGCAGGTATGGCAAGTCCAATATTTATAGACGGTAAGTGGAGTGTGGTAATTGACAAACCCCGTGACTATGTAGTGCAACATTTTACACCACATAATAGTTGGGGATTTGAATCTACCAAAACGCTGCCAAAAATACCAGATGCATTTAGAGTAACTATACAGGACGAATCTGATGCATATCAAACAAAAGAGCTAATAGTATATAACTATCAAAAGAACGAAACTAATGCTGAAATTTTCGAACAACTACAGTTGCCTGGTATTACTAATCAGGCACAAGCTAAGTTTTTTGCAAAATGGCATTTAGCACAGTTAAAACTACGCCCTGAAACTTATACAATTAATACTGATTTTGAGTATTTAGTGTGCAATCGTGGTGACCTAGTAAAAGTAACGCACGATGTACCTATGTGGGGTAGCGGTAGTGGTAGACTTAAAGCAATTACTGGAAATACACTAAAACTAAGCGAATCAATATATTTGGAGACTGGCAAGCAATACCGAGTGCTGGTAAGAACTAATACTAAAAATAGTACTGGTGGTGTTGGCAGTATTTATAAAAATCTACAGGCTGTAGCACAAACAGGTTACTATGATGAAGTAACCTGTAGTACTGGCATTACAAGTGGTGATAATTTTGAAGTTGATAACTTGTTTATTATAGGCGAGTTAAACAAAGAAACCCAAGACCTAATTGTATTAGCAGTGGAGCCCACAAGTAATTTATCTGCTAGAATAACACTAACGGACTATAGTGAGCAAATATATTCGCTAAATTTAAATACTGAGTTTCCCAATGTAACTTATAATGCTAATATAACAGCTACTACAGGTGTTGTGGATAGCACAATACTTGGTAAACCAATTATTAATAGTGTTACGAGTACCAGAGAAACTAGTCAGCAAATATCCATTGGTATATATCAAACCTCATCACTAGTAAGTTTTTCAAACCCTACTGGCTTAACCGCAAATGCTAAACAGGTACAGTTTGAATTGGTACGTGCTGATGAACAATTTAGTACCAGCAATCCTGCAAATGCAGTTTTTGTGAGAAAAGAAACTGGAAATTATACTTTTGTTGGTTTAACTACTGATATAATGTATAAATTGCGCGCTAGATATACAGATCAAACTGGCAATATATTTGGCCCATGGACGGATAGTGTAATATTTGTAGCAGGAGCTAGTGGATTAATGCCGGCAGAACCTACATTAGAAATGGATTTAGACAATACGTATATAGTAGCAAGAGTACCACAAACTTATGCACTACTAGCAGACTTTCAGACTTTTGAGTATAGGCTTTATAAAGATACAGGTACTGAGGACTTTTGGGACTTAGAACCTAATAATACTAATAATATTAAAGTAGTTAGAAGTACTACTGAAGGCAGATTTAATTTATTAGATTTGCCTACACCAAGATTGTCTGAAGCTGGAATTAGTTACAGAGTCGCGTGCAGAGCGCTAAATAGAAATAACGAGTACAGTGCTCAAAGCGCACTTGGAACTATAGTTATTAAAACAATA